CTAAATTAAACTATGATGTATCAGATGAACTTGAAGTTCAAGTTGGTATTGATTGGCGAACTGCTGGTATAGAACACGCACGTGAAGTTCGTGATTTATTAGGTGGTGATTACTATGTTGATTACGCCGATAAAAATGCTACTGATGGGAAGAAAGTTATGTTAGGTGATATTATCGCTTATCATAATGAAACAACCGTAGATTGGATTGGTGGATTTTTACAAGGTAAATATTCTACTGACAAATTCAACCTTTATGGAATGGGTGGAGTATCCGCAATAGGATATTCTTATCTTGACCATTTTGCTGTTGATGCTTCTAAAGTTTCGGCTGATGCTATTACAACTTTCCAAGTGAAAGGTGGTGGTGTTTATAACCTTGATGATAGAATGTCTGCATTTATTAATGGTGGGTATGTTGAGAAGCCACCCATCTTAGATAATGTAATCAAATTTGATGGTACAGTTGCTACCAACCCAATCAATGAGAAATTTACAAGTTTCGAAATTGGTGGAAAGTATGCAAGTGGTAATGTTGATCTTAAATTGAGTTCATATAATACTCAATGGAAAGATAGAAACCTTACCAAATCTGTTGAAACAGGTGCTGGAGATTCAGGTGATACAGATGTCATTTATCTAACTGGTGTAAATCAAAGTCATACTGGTTTTGAAGTAGAGTCTAAAATTGCTCTTCACGAAATGGTTGACTTGAATTTAGTATTCAGTAAAGGTACTTGGCAGTTCGATGGTGATGCCAAAGGTGATTATCAAGAGATGGAGTATAATGACGACAACCAAGTTGTCGGTCAAACTACAACTCAGTATGAGTACGCTCTTGATGGTCTAATGGTCGGTGACCAACCACAAACAGCTTATGTTGGTGGTTTAACACTTAAACCATTGGAAGGACTTAGCATACAGGGTTTGTATAAAATGTATGATGATAATTACGCTGATTGGTCTCCCGATTCTCGTGAAGTCGATGAAGATGGTGCCGATGAAACTCAAGTTTGGAAAGCTCCTGGCTATTCAAAACTTGACTTACATATAGCATACAAACTACCAGAAATTGGTGGTTATGATATGACGCTTAGTGCTCATATCTTTAATGCTCTTGATGGTGTTTATGTTCAAGACGCAGTTGACAATAGTCAGTACAATGGGTATGGTGATAAACTTCACTTAGCTCATAACGCTGAAGTATTCTTGGGAACACCAAGATACTACAATGTAGGACTATCTGTTAATTTTTAAATAGTAAAGTGCGGGGGCTTGAAATATAGCCCCCGTTTTACTAAAAAAACCCTTGACTTGTATAGGGTTTTTGTTGTATATTGAGGTATCGGAAATAAGGGAGTTAGTTATTTATCAAAATTTGTGGTGTGAAAAGAGAGGTGGTAATCAAGTAGAAGTTCATCTATGGGATGATGTTGCTGGTTATCAAAATTTTATATTTAAGAATTACGCTTACGTAAAAGACGGAAGTGGTCAATATCGTTCTATTTACGGAGATAAGTTAAAGAAAGTAACGTATTGGACAGAAGAAGATTTTAAAACAGGCAAAGTATTCGAATCGGATATACCATTAGATACGAGAGTACTTTTAGATAGATATTCAGATTCAGACGAACCATCTAAAAATCACAGAGAACTATTCTTTGACATTGAAGTAGAAGTCACGGATGGTTTCCCTGAACCAGCAAAAGCTAGTAATAAAATCACATCAGTAGCATTTTATACTAAACATAATGGAGAGTATTCAGTTTATGTTTTAGGTGAAGGTAAAGGTAATATTAAGGATGGGGTTGATATTCAATTCTTCAAGACCGAGATAGAGTTATTAAAAGCTATTTTACAATATTGGATGAATGTTAAACCGACTATAATTACTGGTTGGAACATAAATGGGTTTGATGTACCTTATTTATATAATAGAATATCTAAAGTCTTGGGTGAGGAGTTTGCCAATGCCCTTTCACCGATTCAAATCGTAAAGTATAACCCAAACAAAAAGATGTATCGAATTGCTGGTGTTAGTGCTTTGGATTATATGGATTTATATAAAAAGTTCACCTTTACTCAGCAATCAAGTTATAGATTAGACCATATAGGAACTATTGAGGTTGGAATTGGTAAGGTTGAGTATGAAGGCACATTAGATGATTTATACAGAGATGATATTGATAAGTTTATTGAATATAACTTGAATGACGTTAAGATTGTTAAGGCTCTTGATGATAAATTAAAATTAATTGATTTAGCAAAGGGTGTATGTCATTTAGGTAGGATACCTTATGAAGAGGTTTACTTTAGTTCTCGTTATATTGAAGGTGCGATGTTAGTTTATTTAAAAAGTTTAAATTTAGTCGCTCCGAGTAAAGCCTACGATGTTAGTTATGATGGTTCGGATGGTAGGTTTAGTGGTGCTTACGTAAAGAGTCCTGAACCTGGTTGTTATGATTGGGTATTTGATTTGGATTTAACTTCTATGTATCCAAGTATCATTATGAGTTTGAATATGTCTCCCGAAACCAAGATAGGTAAGATTAACGGTTGGGATGCGGAAGAGTTTATTAAAGGAGTCACAAAGACATATTCCGTAGAAAAGAACGGTAAGATAATTAGACGATTCAGTAATGGTGAGTTGAAAGATTTCTTCAATAAAAATAATGTCTCAATATCTTCCAACGGAGTTATATATGATTTAACCAAGAAAGGTGTTATACCAGCTATCTTGGAAAAGTGGTTTGATGAAAGAGTTGAATATAGAGCATTGTCTAAAAAATATGGTAAAGCGGGTGATGAAGAATTAAGTAGTCATTTCAATAGAAGACAGCACGTTCAAAAGATTTTACTTAACAGTTTATATGGTGTCTTGGGGTTATCGGTATTTAGGTTTTATGATATAGATAATGCCGAGGGTACAACGACTACTGGAGTGAAGTTAATTCAGTTCACGGAGAAAGTTACCAATAACTACTATAATAAGATATTGAAAACCGATAAAGACTATTGTATCTACACGGATACGGATTCAGTATTCTATAGTGCTTTACCATTAGTTAAGGATAGATTCCCAAATGCTGATGTTAAAGATGAGAAGTTTATGACAGAACAAATTCTTGATATTGCTTCAGAGGTTCAAATATATATTAACAAATCATATGATTACTTTGCTAAAAACTTCTTAAACATACATGAAGGACATAGGTTTGAGATTAAACAAGAAATGATTGCTAAGGCTGCTTTTTGGGTTACTAAAAAACGATATGGTCAATGGATTATTAATGATGGTGGTACTCCATGTGAGAAGCTAGATGTTAAGGGATTAGATATTGTCCGTAGTTCATTCCCACCAGCATTTCGTGATTTCATGACTAAGGTATTGAAAGCTATTCTTTTTAAAGTTCCAAAAGAAAGAATTGATGAATTCATTTTAGAATTTAAAAAGGGTCTAAACGACCATGATATTACAAACATATCTTTACCGAGTGGTGTCAAGGGTATAAAGAAATACACGAAGAAAAAGACAAAACATGGTTTTGGTAGTAAGACTATGTTTACCGAGATGGAAAAGGGTGCACCAGTCCACGTTAAGGCATCAGTTATCTATAATGACTTGTTAAAACATTTTAAAGTCAATAATCACGAGCAGATTAGAAATAGTAGTAAAATTAGATGGGTTTATCTGAAAGACAATCCATTTAATATCGATGCTATCGCTTACAAGGGTTATGATGATCCTAAAGAGATTATGGATTTCGTAGCTCAATATATAGATAGGGATAAGTTATTTGATAAAGCCCTAAAGAAGAAAATAGAGTTGTTCTATGAGAGTATGAAATGGGATATGCCCATTGATAAAAAAACTTCAATTGAAAGGTTTTTTTAACTTGACTTTAATGAAAAAAATTCGTATATTAACACACAATAGGAGTCGTAATAATGAATAAAATAACATTGGATACATTTATCCAAAAATACAATCTTGGTGGAAGTATAAATTCCGTCAAGTGGGAATCAACTGGAGATACATTATCCACTCGATTCATTTCACCAGACAAAAGTCTATTAGGTGAATTAACTTTGTCAAAACAAACTTTACCTGAGTTTGAAGTTGGTGTTTATGATACACCATTATTGTCAAAAATGATAGGTACTTTAGCCGACAAGGTTGATTTCAGTTTAACTGAAGTTGATAATATGCCAGTTGCCTTTAAGTTATCGGATTCGATAATGAAAGCTGATTATGTATTGGCGGCCATTGGTGTCATACCAGATGTACCTGAATTAAAGAACATACCTGAGTTTAATACGATTGTGAATATTGATAGTCAGTTTATCAATTCATTCATTCGAGGTAAAGGTGCTTTAGGTGATGTTGATACATTTGCTATTAATCCAGTAGATGGTGGAGTTGAGTTTGTAATTGGATATAGCGATATTAATTCAAATCGTATTAGTATTAAGGCAAAAAGTGATGCTGTTAATATGACGGATTCGATTGTCTTTAATGCTAATCTTTTTAAAGAACTTTTAAATGCTAATAAAGAGTGTTCCAAAGCAACACTTCAGATTAGTGATAAAGGTTTGGCTCACATCGAGTTTAATGTTGATGACTTCAATGTTAAATATTGGTTAGTTTCACAGCAGGTTTAATATGGAATCACATGGATTATTTGTAGAAAAATACCGGCCGAAAGATTTATCAACATATGTTGGTAATGACCATCTTAAATCAAAAGTAGAGAGGTTTATAACTGATGGAAATGTCCCACATTTACTTTTATATGGTAGAGCTGGCGGTGGAAAAACCACACTTGCTAAGATTATTGTTAATCACGTTGAGTGTGATTATTTATATATTAATGCGTCGGATGAAAGAAACATAGATTTGGTTCGAGACAAATTGAAGACATTTGCTTCTTCAATTGGTTTCAAGCCAATGAAAATAGTTATTCTTGATGAAGCCGATTACTTAAATGTAAATTCTGCTCAACCTGCTCTACGTAATCTAATGGAAACCTTTTCTGCTCATTGTAGGTTTATCTTAACCTGTAATTATGTAGAAAAGATTATTGATCCCATACAGAGTCGCTGTCAAAGCTACAAAATAGTACCACCAAGTAAAAAAGATGTTGCTCTACATGCTAAGACTATCTTGGAGAAAGAGAACATATCTTTTGACTTGGATGATTTGGCACTCGTTGTAACTGCTGGTTATCCTGATTTACGAAGGGTAATCAATGAATTACAACGAATGTCAATAGATGGTAAGTTGAAGATTGACAAAGATGGAATGTTACATAATGAGTTTAAACTTCAGTTTTTGGAGATGATTCAAAATAATTCTGATATTCGGTCAATTCGTAAATTGATTGCTGATAGTGGTTTTAGTGACTACACGGAATTGTTTAGGTTTCTTTATGATGAAGTTGAAAACATAACAAGTGATAAGATACCCGATGTTATTGTTGAAATATCAAAGGGAGCTTATCAAGATGTGATGTGTGTGGATAAAGAGATTAACTTTATTGCAACCATGTCAAGCATATTAGGAAAATTACAATGAGTACAAAACCAATGAAACCACTACCAAAACAAGAAGTCCAGGTAGACTTACAGGATGCAGAAACAATGACTTGTCTAGAATGCAATAATAAGATTTTCATTCAAGGGTATGTCATAAAGAAAATATCAGCTATTATGTCACCAACGGGTAAAGAAGTCATAGCTCCAATTCAAGTGTTTAATTGTGGAAACTGTGGTGAGATATTACCGTTAAATGAGATAAATGAACTTATTTAGTTGGATTAATGAACTATTTGTCGGTAAACGAGATTGGGATTCTTTTTCGGATGCCGACAAAAAGAAGTTTAGTCCATTTATGGTAAATCGTTATTTGAGCATGGGTGATGAGTTTTTACCTTTCGTAAATCACTTTCAAACATATACGATAGAAGTTATGCCACATAAAGCCGTGTATCAATTCTATTGTAATTTACTACCAAAGAAAAAGACTTACTTAAAGTATTTGAGTGGTAAGAAAGAAAAGACAAATGATTTAGTTGTTCCTTTCATTATGACTTACTTTGAAGTAAGTAAACATCAGGCTGCTGAATACTATGATTTGATGTCAAAAGAAGAATTGATATTGTTAGTAAAAAAATATGGAAAATCCGATAAAGAAATAAAGAAGATGAAAATTAGATGAGTAAGCTATGGATGGCATTAGGAATATCATTGATAGGTCATATATGGGCTTGGTTTCATATGCAAGGTCAATTTAAATATGAATGGGCTAAGTCTTTATGGTGGGTTGTATTTGGTGGTATACCGATTAGTATTGCTTTTTGGTATGGGACAAAATGGTATTATGAATATTTTCAAAATTATTGGTATGTTAGGCCCATTGGATTTGGAATGGCTACAATAGTATTTACCGTATTGACTTATTTGATTTTACACGAAGTACCTGACACGAGAACAATAATAAGTTTGGTTTTATCAGTTGTTATTATTGTTATACAATTATCACATTTAATAATAAAATAGAGGAAGTTATGGTTATTACAGAAAAAGAAGCAAATTCTAGTTCAATGAGTAACAGTAGTGATATTGTAACAATGATGGAACAAGAATGGCCAGAGATGACCGAAGAATTTAAAAGATTACAACGAGAACAATATGAATTGTTCTGTCACAAGCAACATGATTACGGCCCAGGGAATATTTCAGTTGGGACACAATTACAAACAGAAGAAGATATAAAACTATCTCTTACAGGATTGTTCTTCAGAATTAATGACAAAATCCAAAGAGTAAAGACCTTGTTGATTGGTGGAAGAGTTAATGCCGTAGAGGGTGAACCATTAGAAGATGCCTTTTTGGATATGTCCAACTATGGTATAATGGCAACAATCGTAAAAAATGGAAAGTGGGGTAAATGATGGAAAGACATTGGGGAGAAAGAAAAGAATCAGCTAATACGACAAATGGTGACAATAACGAAAAACATATATCAGTACAGGATAATAAGATTTATTTTTATTCTGGCGTAAATAGAAACTCTTGTGTTGAGTTAAATAAAAAAATTGGAGAAATGGAAAGTAAAAGCTTGACTTTATCAAAAACTCTTGGTATATTACCACCACCGATAAAGTTATTTATCAATTCAGGTGGGGGTTCAATCGTAACTGGTATCGCATCTATGGATACGATAATAAGAACAGAAGTTCCAGTTCACACTTACGTTGATGGATTTTCTGCTAGTTCTGCTACTTTTTTAACTGTTGTTGGTGATAAAAGATTTATGAGTAGAAATTCTTATATGTTGATTCATCAGTTAAGTAGTAACTTTTGGGGAACATATTCTAACTTTGAGGATGAGAAAAAAAACTTAGATTTAATGATGAAAACAATAAAAGACGTTTATAAACAATACACTAAACTACCAATGAAAAAACTTGATGAAATATTAAAACGTGATTTATTGTGGGATGCTCAGACTTGTTTGGATTATGGTATGATTGACGAGATAGTATAATGGGACACGTATCACATAGTCAGTTTGTAAGTTATAACGAATGTAACCTTAAATGGAAACTTCGTTATATAGATAAGTTAGGAACATTTACAGGTAATATTCATACATTGTTCGGATCAGCTTGCCACACCGTCATACAAGAATATCTCACGGTTATGTATGGCACTTCTATTATAGCTGCTGATAAACTTAATATGGAGTCTCGATTAAAAGAAGAGATGATGAGTGAGTTTACAAAGATAAAAGAAAACCAAGAAACCTTACCTTGTAGTCAAGATGATATGATTGAGTTTTACCAAGATGGTTTGGCTATACTTGATCACTTTAGAAAACATCGTGGTAAGTATTTTATGAAAAAGAACTACGAGTTAGTTGGTATTGAGTTGCCTATAACTATGGAACTACAAGAGAACGTAGAGTTAAAAAGTTTTCTTGATGTAGTGATACGAAATAAGATATCAGGTAGAATAACCATCATTGATTTAAAAACATCAACTAGAAGTTGGACAAATTATCATAAGAAGAACTTTTACAAGAAAGCTCAATTATTAATATATAAACAATTCTATTCAGAGAAATTCAATGTACCGTTGGATAAGATAACAGTAGAGTTCTTGATATTAAAAAGAAAGATAGCAAAACAAAGTGATTTTCCAATCAGTAGGTTACAGAGGTTTGAACCGTCTAATGGTAAAGTTAGTGTCAATAAGACCATGAAAGCATTCACAGAATTTCGTGAAGCTATCTATGATGAAGAAGGAAACCACAAAATAGACAGAGATTATAATGCTTCTCCTGGTAGTGCTTGTAAGTTCTGTGAGTTTGTAAAAACGGAGCATTGTAAATGGGGAAAGATACTTTAAGAGTAGGGATAGTCGGTAGTAGAAAATATGAAAACCGAAGAAAGATTAAGGAATTTATATTTAAATTAAAAACCGAGAAAGGACCAGATACTATTATAGTTAGTGGTGGGTGTAAAACAGGCGCTGATTATTACGCTAAAAAATATGCTTTAGAATTGGGAATGCAGTATCAAGAGTTTCCACCACAACATGAAAATTGGAATTTATATTGCCCAAAGAATCAAAAGGATTATGGTAGACCATATAGTGTGAAAAACTTTTTTGCTCGTAATAAAATAATTGCTATCTATTCAGAATATGTCGTGGCATTCATACCAAGAGGAGTTGAATCAAAGGGTTCTATGTCTACGATAAATTATGCTAATAAATTTGGAAAAAAAACACTCGTTATCGATTGAAGTTTTATATTTATGTATATACAAAAGTGGTAAGGTTATGAAGCATGAAACAAAATTAACATCCGTTAAAATAATAAAAACACTATACGAGCAATTCAAATTTAAAACTGTCAATTCTTCAATGAATTTACAGAAATTAGTTAATAGATCAGTCCATCAATATTTGAACAACGTAATTATTAAAGAACAAATAGAAAACTATGATAAACTATATGCTAGTGGGAGTCGATTTTAATGAATTATCGAGAAGATTTAATTAAAGTTAGTGAGTTGTATTTTAATGCTCAAATTCAAAAACATAAAATTAATGTGGAAAATTTACTTGAAAATCAAGTAGGGGTAGCAGAACATCCAGATATAGTAGAGACTATTGAAAAGGAATTACAAGTTATTGCTAACTATGATGAAAAATTAAATGTATTGCAAAAATACTTTAAAGGTAATACAGGATCTAAAGAGGTTTTAAATGGCTAAAAAGAAAATTCTATTAATGTCCGATGATTTACGGATGCATAGTGGTGTCGCTACCGTGTCTAAAGATATAGTTATGGAAACACTAAATGAATATGATTGGGTTCAAATGGGTGGAGCAATCAAACATCCTGAGTCAGGTAAGATTGTTGATATGTCTGAAGGTCTTGACGAGTTTGGGATTAAAGATGGGTATTTGAAAATTTATCCCGTTGATGGTTATGGAAATGAAGATTTATTACGAGAAGTACTTGCAGTAGAGAAACCCGATGCTATTCTTCACTATACGGATCCACGTTTTTGGATTTGGTTCTATAATATGGAAGCTGAAATAAGACGTAATATTCCAATTTTCTATTATAACATTTGGGATGATTTACCAGATCCACAATACAATACAAATTATTACAAAAGTAGTGATTTATTAATGGGGATATCAAAACAAACTTATGGTATTAATAATCGTTTATTACCTGAATATGAGGATTGGCAAACTACATTTGTACCACACGGTATATCGCCACGGAGATTTTACAAAGTTCAAGATGATGATGTCAAATTAATGGATTTTGATGAAAAGTTTGGCATATTGGATAAGAAATATAAAATACTCTACAGCAATAGAAATATTCGTAGGAAACAACCAAATGATGTATTATTGGCTTATAAATACTTTATGGATGGATTAACTCCAGAACAACGAGATGAATGTGTATTGATATTTCATTGTGCTCCAGTAGATGATAATGGAACTGATTTACCAAGAGTTCATAAGCATTTGTGTCCCGATTATGATATATGTTTTACTTATGATAAAAGTGGACCATTTAGTGACGAAGCGATGAATTTATTATTTAATACATCTGATGTTTATGTTAATTTAGCATCCAATGAAGGATTTGGATTAGGTAGTGCCGAAGCCCTTACGGTAGGGACACCAATTATCGTTAATGTAACGGGTGGACTACAAGACCAATGTGGATTCAGAGATGATGATGGGGAGTTATTAACTGCTGAAGATTATATTGAACTCGGTACTAACCATAGAGGTAAATACAAGACTCATGGTGAGTGGGTAAAGCCAGTTTATCCAGCTTCAATATCACTACAGGGTTCACCGATGACACCTTATATTTGGGATGATAGATGTAATCCTGAAGATGCTGCTGTAAGTCTACGTGAATTTTATGATTTAGATAGGAAAGAAAGAAAACGACTTGGTAACTTGGGTGCTGAGTTCTGTAAAGAAAATCAAATGACAAGTCAAGAGATGGGTAAGAACTTTATCAATTCAATGAACGGTGCTTTTGATAATTGGAAACCTAAAAAACGTTACACGATGGGGAAAGTATGAAGAAATTTGTTTTAATGATTGCACCATTCAATACTCGTAGTGGTTATGGAGATCACGCAAGGTCAATATTTTATTCCATAATGGATAGAGATGATTTAGATATTAAATGTATTGATGTCAAATGGGGTAGTACTCCAAGAAATCATTTAAATCCTGAAGTTCCACGGCATAAAAAACTCTTGGGTACGTTCATTGATGGGAATAACATTAAAGAACAACCTGACGTATTGATTGATATTAGAATACCAAATGAATTCTCAAATGGGGCAAAATTCAATATTGGAATCACGGCTGGAGTTGAAACTGATATAGTTTCTCCTGAGTTTTTGGCTGGTATGAATAAAATGGACTTGAATATAGTACCATCTAATTTTACAGCACAAACATTTCAAAAATGTAATTACGATAAGATGGAAGAGAAACCTGATGGTTCAAAACAAAAAGTAGCTCAAATTAAGTTAGAGAAACCAATTGAAGTATTGTTTGAGGGCGTTGATACATCCGTATATTATCCAATGGATAGGCATGAACTAAAATCAGAATTTACAGACGAATTAAATGACTTAATTAAAGAAGATATGGCTTATCTTCATGTAGGTCAATGGGGTAAAGGTAAGTATGGAGAAGATAGGAAAAATATACCATTGATGATTAAATGTTTCTTACAGGCATTTGCAAATAAACCCAAATCACCTGCATTAGTATTGAAAACAAGTGGTGCTAATTTTTCTGTTTTGGATAAAGCTGAACTTGTTAAAAATATTAATCAAATTAAAGATGAATTTTCACAAATTGATAAAGTACCAAATATTTATTTAATACATGGTGATTTGACTATTGAAGAGATGTCTTTATTATATAATAACCCAAAGATAAAAGCCTTTTTAACTTGTACACATGGAGAGGGTTATGGTAGACCAATGGCTGAGGCTACGTGTTGTGACTTACCGGTCATCGCTTCTAATTGGAGTGGTCATTTGGATTTCCTAAGTGATTCAGAATCATTACTGATTAATGGTAGTTTAACTGAAGTTCCAGACTCTATGATATGGGAGCCAATTATTGTTAAACCATCAAAGTGGTTTAGTGTCAATGAAGCTGATGTAGTTAGAAAATTGAGAATGTTTTATAAAAAACAAGGATTAATAACCAAGAAGGCAAAACGATTAGGTAAGAAAAATAGACGAGAATTTTCATTAAAGGCTATGGCAAATAAATTTAATAAAACACTTGATAATGTTTTAACTCACATACCACAACCAGTTAGTTTGAAATTACCTAAGTTGAAAAAGATAGGTAATGACACACCAAGTCAACCAGCAAAGATAAAACTACCTAAATTAAAGAAGATAACGTGATGAATCCCATGACTTTGCGGGTAACTTGCCCCTGTTGTTTGTTAGATGATATTGATATTGATGATTCGTTAGTATTGCTTGGTGATGATGAACAGAATATGCAATGTTTACATTGTGGTTTTGCTTCAAATAGAGCAATGAAATCGCATATTGATGATAATCCATTTCCACAAGAGTTTAAAGACGTGTGTAGGAATTTAAGTGATAGGTGGTGGGCACCATCAGTTTTTACTACTGAAAATTACATGGTAGTTCCGTTGGTGGAAAAGAAAGTATTGAAGTGGAGATTATTTGCTCAAACTGATCCAGAAACCGAAGTCTTAGTTCCGCATTTTAGTGATGCGTACAAAATGGTAGAAAAATTGGAGAAAACACTTGGCGACCAGATACAACAATCGTAAGATAATTCTATCAGAACAAACATTACCTATTGGTAAGATATTACCTGGTATGATTGTGACGTTTAATTATTCGGAATCAGGTGTTAAGGATCCAAGACCTGTTTTATTATTCTTACATCGTGATAAAGAAACTAACTTACTAGAGGGTTTGAATATTAATTATATTAATGCAAGTAAGGTGAAAAAACTATTTAAAGTTATTGATATGAAAAAAACTGAAGTGGATGAAAGGGAAAATCTAATATCATTAAAGGAAGAGTATTTTAGGATACAAATAGCTAACCCAAAGAAACGTTCTGCTATGACTACCAAAAGATTTTATTCAGATATCGTTAGTGCTGATAATGTATTTAAACAAGCATATCGTAGTTACAAAACAACTAAGTTGACAGCACTAAAGGTTACGAATATTAAATTAAACATGGTTGGCATTAGTGAAGATTAGTTATTCCATATTAACTCATAACGAAACGAATTCATTAGAGAAGTTACTAAAGTTCTTAATCAAGTGGAAACAACCTGAAGATGAGATTGTAATACTTGATGATTATTCTGATGATAAAAAAACAAAACAATTATTAGATTTCTATGTATCTGCACACGATATAGTATTTGAACAACGAAATCTATTGGGTGATTTTGCTTCACAGAAGAATCATCTAAAAGGTATGTGTAGTGGAGATTATAGTTTTAACCTTGATGCTGATGAGATGATAAGTCTTTGGTTGATAAAAAACATACATAGTATTGTTGAAGAGAACGAAATTGATTTAATTTACTTACCAAGAATAAATACAGTAGATGGTTTAACTGAACAACATGCTAAATATTGGCATTGGAATGTTAATGATGATGGTTGGGTTAATTTTCCTGATTGGCAAGGTCGAGTATTTCGTAATAGACCAAACATAAAATGGGAAAAACCCGTACATGAGATGTTAATTGGTTTTCAGACCTATTCACACTTACCTACGGAAAAACCTTTTTGTATATTACATTATAAGACGATTGAAAAACAAGAACAGCAAAATGAAAAATACGCGGGGATTATGAGATGAAATATAAAAATAAAAATGGAATAGAATTGTCATATGAAGGACGTGGAAGTGATATTCACGCGGAATTAGTTAAAGAAGTTATTAAGGAAGCTATAAAGATAGGCAATGCGGAAATTTACACAAAATATCCAAGACAAGGTTGGATAGTTGTAAAGAAATTTTTAGTAAAGAATTTTTCTTTAAATTCAAAAGTACTTACGCCGTTTCATAGTGATGATTAAAATTAAATTATATGAACCTGAAAAACATAGAAATGAAACTACTTTTCGTCCCTTTCTAATGGCTCAAGATATATTTAGAGAAGTTGGGGTAGAATTCACCACTTCCGATACCTATGATTATGCTTGGGTTGGGCAAGCTAGTATCATAGATAAAAAGAAACCATTAAGAGAATCTATAGACAATGGAGTAGAGTTTTTATCTAAAATTACTGGTGATTACTTTATAGTTGATGGTCAAGATTCTACTACTTTAATTGGTACTATTGATGTATTTCGTGAATCAAATGCTAAATTGTTTTTAAAAAATACTTACTTGAAAGATTTTGATTTATATAAACAAGGTTGGGTTAATGGTAGATATTATTGGGGTGATGGTGATTATTTAGTTCCCGATATCGATGAGTTAAAACCCAAGATGAAACTATCTGGGTGTAATTGGTTACATACGATACAACCAAATTGGTTAGATTATAACCAAAAAAAATCATATGACGTATCGTGTATGTTTGGTTATCCCACAAAAGAACCAGTTTATGAGCATGATATATGTCAAACTGATTACTATGATCCACATAGAAAAAATCTAATGGATATTTTAGGTGACAAGTATAATGTTGCTAAATTAATTAATGGTGCACGAATTCCAACAGAAGAATATTATCAGAAAATGTTTAACTCAAAAATTATTATGGCACCACTTGGTTATGGTGAGATGGCACCAAGAGATTTAGAATCTGCTATGTTCGGTTCGGTTTTAATGAAACCTGACATGAGTCATATCGCATCAGAACCCTTTATATACGATGATGATGAAACTTATATTGCCGTTAATTATGATTGGTCTAATTTAGAAGAAAAAATCGATTATGTATTATCGGATTATGATAATATCAGAGAAAGACTTGTGCAAAATATGAGAAAAAAATATCAAGAAACATATAATTTAAAAAATTTAGTATTGCATATTTATGATATTTTTAAAAATCTCAATGGTGTGATAATTTAGGATATTTTTAAAGTGAAAAATATAAAAATAGGAATTGTAGTTACAGCACATTTTAGTGATGAATATCGGCCAAACGGTGATGTATATATTAAGAAGTATAGTGAATCTACTAAATGTATAAATGATTCTTTTAAATTATATGTGTTTGATAATGCAAGCTCGAAAAAATTACCAAACTTAGATTATGATTATGTTGAGATAATACGAGTTGAAGATCAGTTTTTGCGGGGGTTAAGTGGTACATGGAATGATGGAATAATTTCTGCAGTTAATGATGGGTGTGATGTTATTATAGTAAGTAATGATGATGTGGAATTAAATGACACTATAAATTTGTTTATTGGCCAAATATATTCACATGAATTTAATGATTGTAGTATATATGGTCCAGTAAGTAATGGAATATTAGGTGGGTGTCAAAAGCATAATGCACCCACTCACCAAATTACTGAATTGACAGGAAATTTTTCCAATATGGTAAATGGGTTTTTGTTTGGCTTTACTCGTGAATTTTATAACCGATATCGAATGGAAGATGGAAATTTAATTGATGAAAAAAATTATCCGTGGGGAGGTAATGAGGAAGAATTACAAAAAAGAATATGGAGAGCTGGGGGGAGAAGTTTTGTGCTTGGTGATTGTTTTATATATCATCGGAAAATTAGAGGATGGAAAAAGGTTGCGGGGGAGGGTTCATGATTATTGATCGAAAGAAAGTGCTCACAGCCGGAGGCTCAGGGCTCGTTGGTAGACATCTTAAAGATATTTTACCTCACGCAGTTTATATATCATCTAAAGATTATAATTTGACAAGAATAGATGAAGTTAGAGATATGATGAATGAATATGAACCAGATATTGTTATACATCTGGCCGCTATAGGTGCTATGAAACAAGTTGATTATAGATTTGACGGTTCAAGTTTTGCAGACGAAGCACAAGATGAAGCTGAGGATATAAGAGGTGGAAAATAGATGAATATTTTAAACGAATTTTCAAGTAAATACGGTGGTAAAGTTTCTGCTACTAATAGAGGAACTGGTGGACAGAATACTGGCGGTGATGCATCAGAGTGTGGATATACTGATGTATATATTAAATTATTTGATGAAATTAGAAATGATGAAATTAATTTTTTAGAAATAGGTATTTTTCAAGGTAGGTCTTTAGCTATGTGGTCGGATTATTTTAGTAATGGGAACATATATGGAATTGATATAAATATTACTGAATTTGATTTAATGAAACCTAAATTAGAATCTATGGGAGCATTTAAAAATGGAAATTTATGTGATGTTATACAAGGTAGTTCATTGGATATAAAGACTCGTGGTGATAATGATGAACCGTATTTTCATATAATTATAGATGACGGAGCTCATTCTTATAAAGCTCAGGTTGAAACTTTTAATAATTTTTATCCACTCTTAATGGAGGGTGGAACTTATGTTATAGAAGATACTGAATATACAGCTGAAAAATTATTAGAGAATATACCTATAGCTAGATGTGTAACATGCCACCGTAATACCAAGTTAGTTATCATCAATAAAGATAGTAAATAAATGAATAATATATTAGTTACAGGTGGTAGTGGATTAGTTGGTAGACATCTTAAAGATATTTTACCTCACGCAGTTTATATATCATCTAAAGATTATAATTTGACAAGAATAGATGAAGTTAGAGATATGATGAATGAATATGAACCAGATATTGTTATACATCTGGCCGCTAGAGTTGGTGGTATAATGGATAATATGACATATCCTGTTGATTATCTTGAAGAAAATATTTTAATGAATACTAATGTTTTAAAAGTTTGTAATGACTTTAAAGTAGGAAAAGTTATTGCTATTTTGAGCACCTGTATTTATCCAGATAAAGTAGGTGTATATCCAATGAAAGAAGGTGAACTGTTTAATGGACCACCACCTAAAGATAATTTTGCTTACGCTATGTCAAAGAGATGTATGGCAACCCAAATAAATTCTTATGTAAAACAATATGGAAAGGAATGGTCTTATTTAATTCCTTGTAATTTGTATGGTGAACATGATAAATATGAAGAACATCACAGTCATTTTGTATCAGCACTTATTAAGAAAATTTATGAGTCAAAAGATACAGTAGAAGTATGGGGAACTGGAAAACCACTAAGACAATTTATGCATGCTGAAGATTTGGCAAGAGTTATAGTTTATATGATTGATAATAATATAGTTGATAATTTTAATGTGGCACCAGATTATGTTCATTCAATAAAAGAAATAACTAAGATAGGAATGGAATCTTGTGGTAAGGGTGATTTAGAAATTATTTATGATGATACAAAACCAGATGGTCAGTATAGAAAAGATGTTGATTCTTCCAAACTAATTTCAGTTATGAAAGAATTTAAATTTACACCGTTAGGAGATGGGATAAAAAGAGTTTATGATAACTTTAGTAAAAGACACAATTGATAATAAAGATATTGATAGCTTAGTTGAGTGGTTAAAAACTTACCCACGATTAACAAAGGGACCAGTTACTTTAGATTTTGAAAGAAAATATTCAGAGTGGTTGGGTAGAAAATATTCTGTTTTTGTTAATTCTGGGTCATCGGCAAATCTGTTGATGTTATCTGTATTACAACAGGGTGAATATTTAAAAAATAATAAAATAGTAATTCCATCAGTTGCTTGGGCGACAGATTTGTCGCCCGTAATTCAATTAGGATTAAAACCAGTTTTATGTGATTCTAATATGGAAGATTTGTCAGTAGACTTAGAACATTTAGAGAAGATATTTCAGGATGAATCGCCGTCTGTTTTAATGTTCGTTTCTGTTTTAGGTTTAGTTCCCAATATGGATAAGATAGTTAATCTGTGTGATGAGTATAATGTTATTCTTTTAGAAGATACCTGTGAGTCAATGGGATGTGAATACAAAGGACAAAAACTTGGAACATTTGGAAGAATGTCAAGTTTCTCTACATTTTTTGGACATCATATTTCTACAATTGAAGGTGGTATAATTTCAACTGATGATTTTGAGTTATATGAGTTATTATTATCTATACGAAGTCATGGTTGGGATAGAGATTTGAGTGAGAAAACTCAAGTTAAATTACAAAAGGAGTGGGGTGTTTCTGAATTTGATGCTATGTATACATTTTATTATTCGGGGTTCAATATGAGGTCAACAGATTTACAGGCATATATTGGATTATCTCAAATTGATAAGTTAGATGATTGGGGTAAAAAGAGAAAACATAATTACAATCTTTATCAGGAGTTAATAAAAAATGATTATTGGAAACCGAAATCATATCCTGGTTCTTTAACATCTAATTTTGCATATCCAATAATAAGTCCAAATAGGGATGAGATAGTTAAAAGTTTACAAGAAAATCAAATTGAGGTTAGACCCATGATTTGTGGTTCAATGGGAACTCAACCATTTTATGTTAAAAAATTTGGTGAACTTAAATTACCAAAAGTTTCTATTATTGATGAGTGTGGATTTTATGTGCCGAATCACCCATCATTAATTGAAGAAGAAATAAAGTTTATTAGTAATATAGTGAATAATGGTTTATAGAAATTATGAGTTAGAGGTGGTATAGTGATCGGATATGAAAATGTAAGTATAGTGCAGAATTTTATTTGTACTAAAGATTTGAGATTAGATGTGTTATTAGAAAATTTACCTAAAATGGCTAAAGTATTTAGTGATTATTCTTTTTATGTTAACTATAACACTAATAAAAATTTAGATATTATACGAGAGTTGTATGAAGATAATGTGAAAAATTTAAAATTTTATACGAATTTTGATAAAAATTGGGGAAAAATTACATTGAATTTAGTTAAACAGATAAAGACACCATATGTTTTATATTTAACGGAAGATTTTGTTTATCATGGTGATGTACGTGATTGGGAAAATATATTCAATGAGGCTTTGTTTGAAAATAATGTTAAGCATATTTTTTTAGCTAAGATACATAAATACCTTCCGGGATATTGGGATCCGGATCCGAAATTTAAGCCTTATGTTAGAAGTAAACATAAATATGAAGAAGGTAGTCATATTTGGATGTGGGATTCTAAAAATTCACCATTAAAAACTTATTCTACTGTCGCGGTACATGAAAAAGAATTATTTATAAAATTATTGGGTGATTATATTAAAATTTATTCATATAAAACTCCAAATGATTTTGAGTCAAAGCATCAAAATTTAACTATGATGAAAAATATGAAGTGCGCGATACCTAAAAAAATTATAATAGAACAAATACATAAGGGTGGTTGTGTTGAATAGAAATTTGGTATATATAATTGCAATTGATGATGCAACATCACAAATAAAATGTTCAGAATATGCGGAATATGGAATTAATTCGTGGATGGGGTGGGCTAATAAAAATGATGTAGATGTTATGGTTGTAAGGTCTGGTGATAATAGAATATTAAAATCTAAATGGAATAAATATTTGATATTTGATAATATTGATAACAGATATGAAAAGATAGCTATGGTAGACGCAGATACTATGATTAAATGGGATGCTCCAAATCCATTTGATTTATTTGATGATGAATTTTGTGGTGTGATAGATAATGATAATATGTGGTGGGTGAATAATAGTATTAATGCGTATAATAAATTTTTTAAAGGTATAGATTTAGATTATTATAAATACATAAATTCCGGTATGATTTTATTTCATAGAAAGCATAAATCATTCATTGATAAAGTTTTTCAGTTTTATATGGATAACAAAACTGTATTAGATAATTGGGATGTACCACATTCTGGTACGGATCAAACCGTATTAAATTATATGCTGAGAAAACATAACATAAAAATTAAATATATAAATCCAACTTGGAACTTAACAGCTATACATAGAAAAGAGATGTTTAATTACAATTGGCAGTTAGAAGAAGATAAGACTCCATTTTTTATGAAATATGCATATGTATGGCATTTCACTGGATTTCCTATTGAAAATAGAATTGATATAATGAAGCGATTGTGGGAAAATATTGGTGGTGAATATGAGTGATAAAAAGAATATAGTTTTTATTTTAGATGTCAAATTGGATGGTGATGGTAGATATAATAAGGAACGAAGTAATCCATATCATTATTCTATAAATAGTTGGAAACATTGGTGTAATAAGAATAATTGTGATATTTTTGTGTTGGAAGATTTATTAATCCCAATTGAAGAAATGTCTATATGCTGGCAACGATATTATTTATTTGATATATTAAAACACAATAACATTAATTATGATCAAGTTTTAATGGTAGATGCCGATACTATAGTTCACCCAGATTGTCCTAATTTTTTTAATAAAACGGAGCATAAGTATTGTGGTGTGCATAATAGTGGTAGTTATGATTGGATTTTAAGAAGTATTGAAAATTATTCTAAATATATATTCGATGGGAAGATGATTGATTGGTGGAAATATATAAATGGAGGATTTCAGATTGTAAATAAAGGACATAAACAATTTTTTACAGATATAATAAATTTTTATTTTTCTAATCAAGATAATTTGGTAGAAATGCAGGAAACGTTTCATACCGGAACTGATCAAACTCCATTGAATTTTTTGTTGGATATTAATAAAATAGATGTTAAGTTGTTACCGTATAAGTTTAACATGATGGACATGGGTAGAAAGGAATTGTTGACAGATGATTTACTTTTTACAAAAATGGGGTGGGTGTACCATTTTAACACATGGCCAAAACCAGGACCTGAATATTGGATGAAACAAACATATGAGGAATTATATGAATCTAAAAAATAAATATATAATTGGAACACATATAATGTTCTATGAAATTGAGATGGTCAACGAACACATACAGAGTATTATTAATGCTATTGAAACTGTAGATAATAAGGAAAATATTACAGTAGATTTATTCTATAATATTTCAGAATATTTTGAAAAGATAAATACAGAGGAAATATCTAAAGATAAACTGATTGATAAGTTTATCTCTTTGGTTAATCCACTTAAAGATACAGGTTGTCATGTTACATATAAAATATACGAAGATAATGATAATCCAATAACTATGGTTGACTACAGAAGAGATTTAAATTACTTTGGTTGTGTTGATAACGACTATGTAATATGGGGGGAGTCAGATGCTTTATTACCGAAAGAAGTTTTTAGTACATTAGAAGTAATTAATGGTTATGGCATTGAAAATAATATACATAGGTACGTAGTCACGTTTGCATTAAGAAAAATGTGGGATGATTCTTGGAAAGTTTTAGAGCATACTGAATTTACTGATAAACAATATTATGAAACTGAGTTACCAGATGGTACAAGAAATGAAAAGGCATTTACAGAACCACATAGTATTAGATACTCAATGTCTATTGATGAGATGAATGAGATAAATCAAAGATGTGATGAATTGGATGTTCGAGTTTTAAAACAACCGCAATTTGATGGATCTATTTTGGTACTGAGTTCGGATTTGTTGAAAAATGGCGTGAATGTTCCAAGATGTATTTTAGGTCATGCAGTTGATGATACTAGTATGATGTATAGTTGTAAACAAATAATGGGCGACCAATATGTACAGTTTATTGTAAAAAATATATTAAAGGTCCACAATAGAAATCACCCAGGGAAAAGAAAGTATTGCCTACAGATGGTGGGTGATGGAATTTGTACTCAAGAGAAGGGACCAAATCAACGTGGAAATTGGTATGAAAATTTAAAAGCATTAGCTAATCAAAATTTATCTACATTCGGAAAATATCAGAGTAAATTTAATACATATAATGAATTTGAAAATATAAATATGGAGAAGTAAATATGAAAAGAGCATTAATTACAGGTGTTAACGGAATGGATGGTAGTCACTTAGCTGATTTACTTTTAAGTAAAGGGTATGAAGTATATGGCATGGAACGGCGCTCTTCATCTAAAAATAGAACAAATACATATCATCTTGAAGGTAAGATAAATTTTATCAATGGAGATTTGTCAGACCAAAATTCATTACTTAGAGTAATAAAAGAATCTGATCCAGATGAAGTTTATAATTTAGGAGCACAATCATTTGTAGGAGAGAGTTGGAATACACCCGAACAGACAAGTGATGTTACAGGTCTTGGTGCGCTTAGAATGTTAGAAGCTATAAGAGAGTATGGAAAGCCAATTAAGTTTTATCAAGCATCAACTTCAGAAATGTTTGGAAAGATGACAAAGTTTGCTAATGAAGATACCAAATTTCATCCAAGAAGTCCTTATGGTGTAGCTAAATTATATGGTCATTGGATTACTACAAATTATCGTGAATCTTATGATATGTTTAATTGTTGTGGGATATTATTTAATCATGAATCTGAGCGTAGGGGGATAGAATTTGTCACGAGAAAAATTACTGATGGTGTGGCCAAAATACATTTAGGATTACGAGACAAAATAATGTTGGGTAATCTTGATACCAAAAGAGATTGGGGTTATTCACCAGATTATGTTGAATCAATGTGGTTAATGATGCAACAGGATAAACCAGATGACTATGTTGTTGCGACTGGAAAAACCAGCTCTCTTGGTGAATTTTTAGATTGTGCATTTCAACATATCGGTATAACGGATTGGAGTAAATACGTTGGACAGGATCCAAGATATATGAGACCGGCGGATGTATTTTACTTGGCAGGAGATTCTTCTAAAGTACGTGATTTGTTGGGGTGGAGCCCACAAACATCTTTTCAGGATATGGTTTCGAAAATGGTTGTAAATGATATAAAATTATTATCAAGTAGAGTTTAATATGGGATATATTTTACCGGAAATCTATCAATCACTTTGTCATGACCATGATGTAACTTTACCTAAAGTATTTGTTGAAACGGGTACTTTTATGGGAGGAGTTCCACATAGAATGTTAGAGACAAATGGTAACTTCAATCCTTTTGATAAGTTATATACAATAGAACTTGGTGAAGAAATATGCAAGGTAGCATCTAAAAGATATAAGTTGTTTATGGAACACACCGGTGATTTATCAGAGTTTGATTTTCATACGAATAAAAAGGATGAATCCTTTAGTGGTAGTGAATACTACTTTGATAATAAGTTAAAGTTAATATGTGGAGACTCCCCAGAGATGTTAAAGAGTCTGTTATCGGAATTAGATGAACCTGTTTGTTTTTGGTTAGATGCGCATGCTGGGGCATCAAAGTATAGCAGAGGTGATGATGACGTTCCATTGATAAAAGAATTAAGTACAATAGCTAAACATCATGTTAAAAATCATATTATAGGAATAGATGATGCCCATTTGTTTGGACAAAAACAGTATGATTCTAATGGTAATATGGTATGTGATTATAGTGAAATTACATTAGACAAGGTAAAGAGCTTGCTATTAGATATAAATCCAAATTATGACATAGGTATATATAAACCATATAACATGGAAATGGTACTGGCAATATGAGAATATTAGTATTTCATCAACCCTGGCCAATGGGTAACTATAAACTAAATGTAGCAGTTGCAGATAAACTCCAATCCGAAGGGCATGATGTATATGCATTAGAACAATTAAATGGTAATCTTGCTACACGAGAATATGTACAGCAAATTCTTGATATGGATTTTGATTTAGTGTATTATGAGATGTTAGATAAAGAAACATTTAAGATAATAGAACAACTAAAATGTCAACGAATACTACTACACGCCTCTGGTGGAGTGTTGATAGATTATGATGCAATTCTTGATTATAAAGGAAAATGGTATGATAAAATATTCACAGGTTCGAAAATCATGTTTGAAAAATTTAAAAAAAATGGAATAGTTTCGGAACATTATCAATATTATCATTCTGCTATCAAAGAAGAAGAAAAACAATTTGATGAAAAATATGATCATAACTGTGTATTTTTAGGAATGGGATTTAATCGATTAACAGATTCTCAATATAATTTGGAACGAGAAATATTCTTTAAGGAACAACCATTTGAATTTGATGTGTATGGTAATGGGTGGGGGGAATTTACCCATTGGCGAGGATTATTACCACCATTGGATATTGGGAGATTATATTCATCTGCAAAATGTGCTATTGGAATTATAGCAAAAGGACAACGAGAACATGGTATGATAAATAATCGATATACGGAAATGTCGGTTTGTGAATGCCCTATCATAACTTATAATTATGACACGATTGATTGGTATGGTGCAGAAAAATATTTGAATTTCGTTTCATCAGCTGATGAGTTAAATGATATGGTAATTGCTATAAATAATAACCACGAAGAATACAAAGTTAAATCAAAAGAACTAAATAAATTTATGATTCAGAAAGATAAAGAGTTTTTTGGAAAATTAAATATATTGATAAATAAGGAGTATTAATGAAAATATTAATAACAGGTGGTACAGGAACAGTTGGTAAAGCTCTTATCAAATTAAATGACAATGAGTACATCAATGTCAGTAGAAACGAAGAGAAGATAGCTGAACTAAAACGAGAACATCCAGAGGTAAAGTCTTATGTGGGTAATATAGAGGACAAAGGACTATTGTTACGAGTATTTAAGGACGTTAAACCCGATGTAGTAGTTCATGCAGCTGCTATGAAACATATTGATTTGATGGAGACTAATCCTATTGCTGGCTGTAACATAAATGTGATGGGTAGTTTGAATGTGGTTGAGGCTAGTATAATAAATGACGTTCCAATCACAGTTGGTATCAGTACAGATAAAGCTTGTTTGGCTGAGAGTGTTTATGGGGCTTCAAAGTATCTGATGGAACGAGTGTTTATGAATAGTAATAATGACAATGCTAATAGATTTGCATTAACTAGATTTGCTAACGTAGCTCACAGTAATGGTTCAGTATTACCATTTTGGTTAAAGTTAAAATCAGAGGGTAAACCACTAAAGCTTACGGATCCTGATATGAACAGATTGATATTCACACAAGAAGATGCGGCACACTTAATCAACAGAACTATCAAATGGACACGGGATCATGGTGGTGGGTTTGTTAACTCATATAAGATGAAATGTATTAATATGTTAGATTTAGCTATGTTTATAGCTAATGAAGAAGTACCTATTGATATAGTAGGAAAAAGACCAGGCGAAAAGACTAATGAAGATTTGATTAGTGAAAGGGAAATAAATAGAACCTATATACATGGTGATGATATTCATATTCGTATGGAAGAGAATGAAGGCGCTGATAGATTAACAGAACCATACAATTCAAAGTCGGCTGAGATGATGACAGAAGAAGAAATAAAGGAATTGGTGTGGGGTTAAAAGATTATAAGATAGTCTGGTTCACCGAAGGTGGTTGGCAAGGCAAGGTTGGATTAGATAATCCTAATATGAGGAATGATGTATCTACGATGTATACAGTAGGAGCTGAACATTACCCTATCTTTCAGATACCACAAGTACTACAGCACTTTGGTGAGAATCACTTTGATTTTGGTATTGTAACTCTACCCAAAACAAATACAGAAGAACTAATGAAGTTTGATATGATGGGCGACTTAAAGAAGTTATGTAAGAAAACTATTTCAATGCAAGAAGGACCACATTGGTTATTTCAAGACTATACTATGGAACAACAGATTTGGTGGTATAATGCTCTTACAGAGTTTGATATGTTATTTGCTCATAATAATAAGGATGTGAAATACTATAACGGTTTGACGAATAAACCTGTTCATAAGATGCCAACACTAATGTTAGCTGAAAGGTTGGGTATTGAATCGAATAGAGGAAAAAATGACTCAGTTATAATCGGTGGTAATATGGTTAGATGGTATGGTGGATTTGATTCTTATATAGTAGCTCAAGAGTTTGGAGTACCAATATCAGCCCCATCAATGGGTAGAAAGATTGACAGAGAAGATGAGATGGATATAAATCACTTTCCTTATATGACTTGGGTTGAGTGGATAAATAACTTAGGTAAATTTAAGTATGGGGTTCATCTGATGCCAACACATGCGGCTGGTACATTTACATTAAATTGTGCTTTTCATGGTATACCTTGTATTGGGTATAAGGGATTGGATACACAAGAAGAATTACATCCGATGTTATCAGTAGATGACGGGGATATTGAGTCAGCTAAAACGTTAGCTATCAAATTAAGAGATAGTGAAGATTTTTACAATGAATGTAGTAAGTTATGTAGAGAAAATTATAAGGTTTCTTTATACAACGAAGAGAAATTCACACCTTATATAACAAATATATTAGAGGAACTAAATAATGGAAGATAGAGTTATAAGTTTTATTAATCCATCAAGAAATAATAAAGTTTATTTAGAGTGGAGTTATAATAGCATTCGTAAGAATTTAGGATATAGACATGAGATTTGTGTGGCATCCGATTATTCTACGGATGGAACGGTGGAATGGTGTGAAGAAATATCTAAAAAAGATGCAAACTTTAAGTATATAGTAAATGATGGAAGTTGGTTCGGAGAGAATAAAGATGAACCAAAAAGAATGGGGCACACATTACTTTATGATCGGCTTATTAATAAGGTGGCAACTAATGATATAGTTATGATTTGGCATAGTGATATGTACGCCTGTCCCAACTTGGATACAGAGATAATTAAACATTTAGAACGGGGTAAGGTAGTAAGTGCAACGAGAATAGAACCACCATTACATCCAGATGGACCTGAAAAGATACTTAAAGACTTTGGTATAGAACCAGAAGAGTTTGATGAACAAGGATTATTAGACTTTGTATCAGACCACGTTGGAACACGAGAAGATGAAACAACTCGTGGTATATTTGCTCCGTGGGTAATATACAAGGATGATTTTCAGAGAATAGGTGGCCACGATCCATTATACGCTCCACAAAGTAAAGAAGATAGTGATATATTCAATCGGTTTGTATTAGCTGGATACGATTTGATTCAGACTTGGAAAGGTTTGGTATATCATATGACTTGTAGAGGCAGTAGATTTAAGGATGGTGCTCTTCGAAATCCAGCGGGACAAGTCTTTATGAAAGGTAGGGAGAGTAGTGAGTGGTTAGCACAAAACCTCCGTAGCACCCGTAATTTCATCCGTAAATGGGGACATATGGTTAAACATGATGAACTGATGCATCCTAT